TTATTCGTTTTTTATTTGAAATTCAGTATTTAATTTATTCATTTTATATGCAGTTTTGATGGTTAACTCTTTAAGTACATGCGTGTAAACATTAAGTGTGGTAGAAATATTGTTGTGTCCTAAAATGGTTTGTATGGTTTTTGGCTGTTCGCCCATTTCAAATAAGCGAGTTGCGTAAGTGTGTCTAAGATCATGAAACCGAAAATGTGGAAGATTCGCTTTATCCAAAATTTCCTCCATATTCGTGCGTATTGCTGGGCCATGCAAATATCCTCCAAAACGATTTGAAAATACTAGATTATGATCCTCAAAACGATTTTGAAGCCTTAATTTATCCTCAAGTAACTTTGTGTGAGTTTTTTTAAGGTAAGGAGTAAGAAACTCAGGATAAGGGATTGTCCGGTTACTGGTTACAGTTTTAGGAGCAACAACCTTGTGAGTGAATTTGTTTGTTGTTTTATCCTTTTGGTATTCAAGCGTTTTGCTTATTTTTATCTCGCAATGTGTAAAATCAATATCATTCCATGTAAGGGCGAGCAGTTCACCTAAGCGAGCGCCGGTGTATAGAGCTGTTAAAAATAAGACTTCATAGGATGTTCCGGCGATAGCCTTAATAAAACGTTCCTGTTCATCCTTTGTCATGGGATTTACTTTTGAGGGTTCCTCAGTATCGTTAGGCTTTTGGATTTTTACAGATCGAGAAAAGTCAGTTAAGATTCTTTGTTGTGTGTAAGCATACCGGATGCATGGTGAAATAATCTTTTTTACAGAGTTCGCAATACCATAACTTTTTCCTTGTGCAAGCAAAGCATTAAGGTAATCTTGTACGTCTAAGGCAGAAAGCTCAGAAAGGCGAATATCAAAGAGAATACTGCCTTTGATATAATTATCATAGATGCTGTTATAATGGGCGATTGTACCGGCCTTTTTGTTCACAGAATGGACACTGTCTAACCATGTCTTAAGATAGTCACCAAACAATACTTTGCTGGATTTAACATTTCTATCTAATTGATAGGTAAGAGCTTCAATTTTGTCTTTAAGCTCTTGAACAGTCTTACCGTACAAGTCACGTGGCCTTTTTAAGTTTTTGTGGTTAAGCCTGTAGAAATAGTAAGTATTTCCATTTTTCACCTTCTTTTTATATTTTGTTCGAGCCATAATATCCCTTCTTTCAGATTTAGGGCGTAAAAATGCCCGGTACTACTGGAAAATACCGGGCAGGCATGGTACAATATCATTGCTGGGAGATACCGGCCATGTGCCCTATCTCAGCGCCTCAGGCATCGTCAAATGTCAGGGGCGCTTTTTTATTATCTACTATCTGGAAATTTGTCTTTTCACATTCAGATAATCCATTAAAGAAGCTTCAAGAAGTTTTGAATAATTTACATGTTCGGCTTCTGCGGCCTCTTTAAGCCATGCGGGAATAGTAACGTTTGTTTTTACTCTGCGATTATCCATTTCTGTTTTAACTAAATCCGGTAAAATAGTAATAGCGGTTACGATGCAATCTTCTGTATCTTCTGGATCAAGCTTCTGTGATGGGACGGGAACAGGGTCGCCGTCTTTTTCCATTCCATAAATATGCAATTCTAAAGCTTCTTTAGCCATTTGTTGGGCTTCTGCAATATCTTTGCCAAAACTAATACAGCCAGGAAGATCAGGGTAAAAAACGCCGTAACCATCATCAGACGGTTCTAATACTGCTAAATAGGTTAATTTACGCATTGCTTTCACTCCTTTATAATGATTGTAGCGGCAGGGCTATTTAAGCCCTGCCTGTTTGAGGATACTGTTTAACGTGCCCTTTTTTATATCGCCACCATGTTTAGGAACAGTGACCTTACCGGGCTTATTTGGGTGTTTATACTGGATATGAGAACCGTTAGAATCGAATTCTTTCCAGCCATCCTGTTTTAGGATTTTAACAATTTCCCTTACTGTCATGTCTTATCCTCCTTACAATTATATTATACGCCTATTTTATACGTATGTCAAGTAAAAAAATGCGTATTTTTTATACGTATTGTTTTATTAAATATACAAAATAAATTTATTCAATAGTTCCATCATCATAAAAAATGTTACCTCCTACTTCAATGAAATGATATGTGTAACTATCACCATTAATTGTAGTAATTACATTTACAAGCTGTTTTTCAGGATTATCTTTAGTTGTGATTTTTGTAACGATACTTGTTGTTCCATCACTGTTATCGTAAATTTGCCAATCATCTTTTTTGTACGAATAATCGACGCCGCTTACATATTTATCAAGTGCATTTTGTACAATGGTCATTTTTTCTGCTAAATCATCATTAGCGCTTGATTTAGATGTGTTTTTTTCACTGCCGCAGGCGGCAAAAACAAAAGATAAACAGATCAGGGCCGTTAACAATAAAAATAATTTCTTTTTCATTTTTTAACCTCCAATAGTTAATATTGATATTATACACTATTAGAGGAAGTAAAGAAACGGTTTTCAGTAGAAACAAATATAAAGAAAATGTCATTTGTTGATAATAGAAAAAAGGTCTGATATAATAATCTTGTCTAAGGATGTTTACACAGACCTTTTCTGTGGGCATCAAAGCCGCTTTACCGGTCTCAAACGGTAGGGCGGTTTTTATTTTGCTTCTGAAAAATATTTAGCCTCTGTATCTTCACAAGCTTTTACAATCAAGTCAATATTTTCGCGCGTCATAACCGTTCCGGGGTCAGCGCAAATGTGCATAATTCCGTGCCGGGTTTTTCTTGTGGTACCTGCATCTTATCGCCTCCTTTCGGCTGCAAGCTCCTGCATCGCTTTCACATCATGGACAATATTGTCAACATCATCCATCGTCAACACTCGATCATCTGGAAAATTCACATGCTTAATATCATACATGCGGGCCATTTCACAGAAATATGTTTCTGTCTCAGAATCATCAAAACAGTACATCGTTTCACCTCCTTTACAGTTTTCCTAATACTTTACCAATGGTCTCTATATGGTCGTCCATACCCGGTACAATAATATCGTATGCCGGATTATGGGAGACAAGGCCATCCTTACTATATTCTTTTATAAAGTTTTCATCATTCTTTCTAAATACGCCAATGTCACCTTCCCGCAGATTTTGAGTCAGTTCATAGAAAACAATATCACCATCAAAAAATGTTGGTTCCATACTATCGCCAGTGATCTTAGATGCAAAGTCTGTACCCTCTGGAACTTTTTCATCGGGATAGTTAATTTCTGTATATTGATCATCGTCACCGACAGATCCACAGCCAGCAGAAAGAGACTGCATTGTAGTTTTAACTGGACGAAGCTTACAAGGTTCTGTATCGTCAATATCTTTGATTTCGTGGAAATCTACCAAAGTGCCGGTAGGAATTTTTATGCGTTTTTCGTTTTTCTGATTCTCAACACGTGAAACTTCACGTAACAAGACAAGATCAACTGTTTCACGGCCAAAATCATCTATAGAACGATACTTTTCTATATGCTCCATTTCAGCCGCCAAAAGCTCATACGAGTGTAGAATATTTTTTTCATCGGTTAGGCCCATAATGTAATCTATAGAAATGTCAAATTTTCTTGACACTAAAATTAGAAAATCAGAAGCAGGTTCGCGCGCTCCGGTTTCATAATTGTTATATGTTGTATATTTAATACCAAGATAATTAGCAAATTCTTTTTTGTTCATGCCTGTTTTTTCTCTTATCTCTTTTAGCTTATCGCAGATCATAATACACCTCCGTTTTTCTATATTCTATTACAGTTTTTTCAAAACGTCAATATCTAATTACACAAAATGTGAAAAAAATTACAAAATGAGTATTGACAAATTTACAAAACGGGAATATAATGATTTTAGAAATTCACAAAACGAGTAACGGAGGTGATGAAGTTGCGCTATAACAATATTGAAGCTGAGCGTGTAAGGAATGAACTAACAAAAGAGCAGCTTTCAGAAAAGCTAGATATTACACTAAAAACTTATTATAACTGGATTGATGGAAAAACGCCGATTCCATCAACAGCACTTAAAAAAATGGCATTTATGTTTGACAAAAGTATTGATTACTTATTAGGAATTGATAATCAAGAACCAAGAGCCAGTTAGGAGGTAGAGGATGGAAAAAACCCAAGAAAAAAAGAATAAAAATTTTGATCCTAAAACAGGAAAAAAAATTAACCCAACATGCCAATTTTGTTGGGTTAAGAAAAAAGAAAATTATGATTGTGGTTTTGAAAAGTGTCCGGGCTACAATTTGCTTTTGACAAAGAAGTCAAAGTCCCAGAAGCTTTAAAGCCAATTGACAGCAAAAATCATTTACAAATTGAAGCAAGCCTTCTCCGGTAAATTTACCAACCTTTTTAAGAGCCTTTTTAAGTCGTACCACAGCGAGATTAGTTGAAGGGGTTTCAGTGATTAGATCAGGTAAACAGTCTTGTAAAGTCTGCTTTTGTTCATTGTCAAGATTTTCATCTTCTTGTATTAGCAATGCAGCAACTTTTAACGCTGATTCTGTCCAAGGATAAGGTTTGCCACAATTATGGCAATAGGATGGTAGAGAATAATAAAAGTCCAAGCTATCATAACTGACACCGCGGATTTCAGCTTCACAGTGGGGACATTTAGAAATAGTTCTAGCGCCACACTCAGTACAAAAAGGAGAATCAAAATTAGTTTTCAGGTCAATCGTTGGGCTTAAGATGTGTCCGTTTTCGCAGATTAAGGCATTATGGTAATAGTTCATTTTTTATCACACTTTCGATTTTTTATAAAGTATAGCACATTATAGACGAAACAAAAAGCCAGTTAGGAGGTAGAGGATGAAAGTAGACGAAGAATTTAATCGGATTACGCTTAATGACATTAGAAAAGATATTACAAGAGCCTTTATAGACCTTGATACAAAAATAAGACATGAAAATATTGAAAAATATAAAATGGAGCATCAAGAGAAACTTTTAAGAAGCAAAGCACAGTCAATGAAACAAGAAATAAATGGTTTCATTGACCAGCAATTAGAAGCTTTTCTGAAATCATCGTCTTAAAAGTAATCAGGAAATTTAGCTTTCATAACAAAAAGCCAGCTAGGAGGAAATAATAATGAAGTTTACACAATATGGATACACGGAAGAACGGCAGAAACATTACAGAATGACAATTGGGGATTTAAAAATTAGTCTGATGCAACAAATTGTTGAAAATGAAATGACAGAGATGAAAATAAAATTGGTGGAAATGAAGTGCGGGGAGGTAGAAACTTTCAGGAATATGAAAGAATTTTTGATGAAAGACCTTAACAACAGCTTTGAAATTAAATTGATTGATTTTCACATTGTGCACATGAACGATACTGACGAGGATGTTATTGTCATCTGCTTCAAAGAAGTAGACTTTGAATAGTTGGAATGGAAAACAAAATTCAGGAGGGTAGAGGATGGCAGAAAAGAATAAAGTCGAAATTGCTAAAAAGAAACTTAAATTAAAAAGAGAGTTTGAAAGAGTAACAACCAATGATGACATCGAAATGGCCTTAGAAATTATAGTAGTATTGCAAAAAAGAAGTAGTGAAAAAGGACTGTGTGTAGAACAAGCGCACAAAGCGTTAGAACTGGCAGACGAATTACTGCCAGTTCTAACAAAGGTTTAAATTTAAAGCATTGAATCAGCCAGGTCAGAAGCTATTGCGTTATTACGTTCTTCTATATTCTTTTCTATTTCTGATAATACATTAAAGTATTTATCAGTTAATTCAGAAGGAGTTAAAGAAGAAACATCCCAAGTTTTATCTAAATAAAACAATGATAAAACATGGGCCAGTTTATCAGAATCCATGTGGTATGTAGCTCCTTTCAATAATTTCAGCGGGGTAACGCTGATAAGGAAAGTATAGCACATTATAAGCGAAACAAAAAGACGGATAGGAGGTGTAAGCATGGAATTAGCACTAATCCAACAAACCGAAAATTTAGAAAATATTGAAATGAAAAATATTATGGTTTCAATTTTGGCAGAGCTTAAAAAGCTTAACCAAGCAAAGGAACAAGAAAAAAAGTATGGCTTAGTCCTTGATGTGGACGAAGCCGCAGAATTTACAGGGCTTACCACAAGTAAGCTTTACCAGTTTGGCAGGGAAATAGAAGGTTTTCCAGTCATTACAGAAGAAAAAAAGGGAAGCCGGATGTTTTTTTCAAGGGATGGCTTAAAAGAATGGGTTAGAGAAAACGCAGGAAAGCCGATTTACTTAAATGCCGTTAAATCAAAAGGATAGAAAGGAAAAAGAAATGTTAACAGAAGTCGAAAGGAAAATACTTTATAAAATAGTAAAAAGCGAAAACTTTGACAGTGTGGAAATTGAATTAATGAACCGTATGCTTTATTTAGATGATGAATTGAGGCATGAAGTTGATCAAAAGCATATAGCAGAGGATGCGCTGGCAGAGCTGTTTCATGAAAAACATGAGGCTGATTTAAAGGCTTCTACACTTGTTGATGAAAAAAACGAGTTAGAGGACGAACTGAAAAAAGCGCAGGCTGGTCTTTGTGTTACTATCGGAGTTTTTGACAAAAGTCTGGAGGAAATGGAAAAAGAAGCTAATGAACCGAAAAGTAATATTGAACAGGAATTTTCAAGGCTTTTTGAAATGAGCAAAGCAGAATTAAGGGAAATAGAAAAAAAGCACAAGGACAAAAAATAGCATGAGTGCAGCACGTAGTATTTTCTTACACTGCTTAAGTCTGTACCATAAATTTAAAAAGTGGACATGTAAGCCTGATCCGGTGCCGGCGTTTGTAAAAGCAACACAGAAAAGCGGCGCAAAATTAAAGGGAATGGCCTTTAAGCGCCGAATCGACAGGCCGCCATAGAATACTTTTTTTCTAAAGATACTTTCCATATGAATTATTAAAACTCTTTAAAAACTAAACAAACAAAGAAAGGCTTGTGGAGTGGCACAAGCGCAAGGGATACACTATTTTGCCAAGGCCGGGGGCAGACATACCCGGCCAATTTTACAGGAGCAATTCAAATGAAAGCACAACTGATTAAGGATGCCGTATTTTGTTTTATCTCGTTTTTTATTTTAACCGGAATCTTAAGTTTTTACACCTATATGGACACCGGCATGTGGACATGTTCCCCGTGGTGGCTTCTGTGCCTGATTATGGGAGCAATTGTGTACACGGCCCTTTATAACGCACGATTAGAGGAATACAGCAAGGAAAAGGAGCATAAAAATGGGATATGAAAATATTGATGTTGGTTATATGGCAATCGCCTTTATTATTTTGATCGGGCGTATCGCGGATGGCTTAACAATGGCAGGAAAAATTATTTTCTTTGCATTTACGGGTAGTCTGCTATGCTGCTATGCCTTTATTTTTTTTATCTGTTTACGGTATTGTGTGCACCTCGCATTAAAAAAATATCGAATGTGGAAGCAGTGGAAGCGGCGGCAGCGTGAAAGTGGAACCAGAATATAAGCAATGTGAAAAATGCGGGAAGCTTTGGAACGTGTCAGTGTTCAACCGGCAAAAATATTATATCTGTCCAAAATGCGCTCACGCCATCCAGAAACAGAGACAGCAGCGATTAGAAAAAATAAAGGAAAAATACAAATAAAAAACGACCGTTTTGTAGCCTGCAAGCCGACGGTCGTTTAAGCAAATCGCTTGTATCTATTATAGCATTTTTACACATAATAGGCAAGCGAGAAACGGCTTAAATTCAGGCTTTTAAGCTTGATCAAGGGATTAACTTACCGACATAACGGAGGGAGCTATCAATGAGTTATGAACAGCAAATAACCTATTGTGGAAAAGTGATAGAAGTAGAAAAAAAGAAAGGGGCAGCAAAGAGCAGCCGGAAAAGATTAAGGAGGCCAAAAGAGCAGACAACAACAGAACAGCAGCAGGAGCGCAATAAACGGCGGGCAGAAAGAAAGCTAACGCAGATCATCAACACCAATTTTGGGGAAGGTGACCATCATCTGATTTTAACCTACAGAAAACAAGACCGCCTGCCGCCGGGGGAGGCTAGAAAGGCCCTAGAAAAATTTATGCGAAAGCTCAGAGCACTTTATAAAAAGCATGGGGCAGAGCTTAAATATATTTCGGTGACCGAGTATAAAAATACGGCCATCCATCACCATTTAATTATAAATAATACAGTGCCGGCAAAGGAGATTAACAGGCTATGGCAATATGGACGGCCAAAGTATGTACAGTTGGACAGTACGGGCCAGTACAAAGACCTTGCGGAATACCTTATAAAAGAAACGGAAAAAAGCTTCAGGGAGCCAGACGCGCCGTTTAAACAGCGCTGGAATGCGAGCAGGAATTTAAAAAAGCCAGTGGTTAAAAAGAAGATCGTAAAAAGGGAAAGCTGGTCAAAGGCACCAAAGCCCTTTAAAGGCTATATGTTGGAAAAAGATAGTTTTTACCAGTGTGAGCAGGGCGACACCGGATATATTTACCAGTTCTATAGTATGCGAAAAGTAGAGTAGAAAAGGAGAACAAAAATGTACGGATTAATTTTAGCAGTTTTTTTAATAGCAGTAGGATTTATATTGTTAACAAGAAAATTTTGGAATACAGGATGTGCAACAATTGGTGTTCTTTCTGCGGCTATTGGCATAGTTTGGATTTTATTAAGCGTAGGAACCTTTATGGAGATAAAAACAAAAATACCAGCGCATAACAGCAAGAAAGCATATGTAGAGGAGCAATTAAACAAAAATGGGAGATCACTTAATGATTCGATTGACCAGAACGCCATGCAGGAGCTTAAAGTGAATTGTAATAGCTGGCTGTTAGAAACGCAGAATTTGAAACAGGTATGGGGAAACTGGTTATTAATACCAGATGACATAATGGAATTGGAGTTAATAAAGTGACCAACGAAGATTTGAAAATAATGCAGGCATGGCCGCTAGAAAGAAAAATCCGGGTCTCACAATCGCATATTATGAAATGGTACCAGCACTGGGGCGGTCGAGTCTATATAAGTTTTAGTGGAGGAAAGGACAGCACGGTGCTTTTAGATCTGGCTCGGCGCGTCTATCCAGACATCGAAGCGGTTTTCTGTGATACAGGGCTGGAATATCCTGAAGTAAGAAAATTTGCGTTAAGCCACAGCAATGTGACAAAGATCAGACCAGAAAAGACGTTCCATGAGGTGCTAACGGAAAAAGGGTATCCCATTGGAAGCAAGAAAATCGCACGTATGCTCCGTACGTGCCAGAATCCGACAGATAGAAATAAAGTGACGGTACGATTGTACCGCACTGGGATTAAAAGAGATGGAACTCGAAGCAAAAACTTCAAACTTGCCAAAAGGTGGTTGAAGTTTATAGATAGCGATTATAGAGCGTCTGAGGAATGTTGTGATTATATGAAAAAGGCTCCATTAAAAAGGTTTGGTAAGGAAACTGGTAAAAAGCCAATTATCGGAACAATGGCGGAAGATAGTTCGTTCAGGAAGATAAACTGGCTTAAAACGGGATGTAATGCTTTTTCAGCGGATGATCCGCAATGCAAGCCCCTAAGCTTCTGGACTGAACAAGACATCTTAAGGTACTTGAAAATAACGGGCATACCCTACTGTTCCGTTTATGGGGAAATACGGGAACAACAGCAAGAAACAATGCAATTTTTGCAAAAAAATCTCTACACAACGGGCTGTGATCATACCGGCTGCATGTTCTGCATGTTTGGCGTCCATCTGGAAAATGAACCGAACCGGTTCCAGAGAATGCGAATCACGCATCCAAAGCAGTACGACTATTGCATCAATAAGCTAGGGTGTGGCGCTGTTTTGGATTATATCGGTGTTCCATATTAGATCGGTGTTCCATATTAGAAAGGAAAAAATGAAAAAAGAAAAAATTTGTAGGCGCTGCGGTGTGCCGGTGAACAAAAACGGCGCAATCGTAAAAATAATTAACTGGAAGAACGGAGAACCAAAAGGCGGGATTGAATTTTTAGTGTTATGTGAAAACTGTACAGAGGACTTAGATTTATTTTTATCCGGGAGGAAACTAAAAGAATGAAAACAGTAGAGGAAGTAAAGGCAATCATGAAGCGGGAATACCCAGAGGCCGTTAAAGTGGAAAAAATAACCGAAAAACCCGTAAAATTTTTGGATGAAGATTTACATTTCATATGGGCCGATAAGTACGAATTAACCGATAAAGAAGGTAACAAGTGGGAAGTAGGATGGAAACAGACAGATCAGGAGGATGGCAGTGAGCAAAACAATTTATAACGAGGCATATTACACCGAGCATTACCCGGATCAGACCGGGGGAACAGCAGCCGTTAAGGTAGACAAAGAGCGTGAGCAGGAGAAAACCAGAAGGGTATTGCAGGGAAAAGCAAACAGGAGCGCTGGCAAAATGCTGGAACAGTTGATAGATGCTGCCTGCCAGTATTATGCAAGACATGGAAAAGCAATCATCCACAAGACACCGGAACCGGTACGCGTTTTGGGAAAGGTGGACAGGGCCGGACGCTTTCAAGCGTGTTTTGAAAAAAAGGCGCAGCCGGATTATAAGGGCTGCCTGAGAAACGGGAAAGCAATTGTCTTTGAAGCAAAGAACAGCGAGAGCGGCAGAATCGCCAAAAGCAGGTTGACCGACCAGCAGGAAGAAATACTACAGCAATTCCATGAAATGGGCGCTGTCTCCTTTGTACTTGTGTCTTTAAACCTACAGGCGTTTTACTGCGTTCCGTGGCCTGTATGGGCTGATATGCAAAGAAATTTTGGACATAAACACATGACACCGGAGGAACTGGAACCATTCAGGGTGCAGTATAACGAGGTGATCCGATTTTTAGGATAAAAGGGGTAAAATGATGCACCGAAAAATTGAGTTAATGCATAATTTGTTTGGAAAAAAAACTGGTTTCTGCAAGGATTGTGGGCATTTTTACCTAAAACAATACAGCAATGTATATCAAAAATGCGAGGTATACGGAGATTCTCACGGAGAAGGGACAGACTGGAAAGCGACATATCCGGCTTGCGGACTATATCCGGATGCGCCCTATAAAGGCAGAAATGTTGTTAAATTGGAAAACCGGGGCAAAAAAAAGAAACTGGAAAAACCTTTAGAAGGACAGTTGAAAATAGAAGTTTATTAATGAGGGTAGTATGAAGCCAGATTTTAAAAATAAGTATTGTACAAGTGATTGCCCATACAGGCGCTTTACTATTTTCGCAGAACCCGGATTTAAGCCGGAAAGTTACATGTGCAGGAGATATAAGCAGCCGTTAAAGAAAAGGCTGGTAAAAGGGCATTACAGAGTATATAAATGCAATGAATGTACATACGAATTGTAGGAGGCCAAAAGTGATTAGAAAGTGTCAAATCTGTGGAAAGGAATTTGAAACAAAAACGAGCCGAGGCATAAAATATTGTTCAAAGGCTTGTCGAATGGAGAGAAACAGAATAAAGCAATATGGAGAAAAAATTGAAAAAACATGCGCTTTCTGCGGAAAAAAGTTTTTAGGGACAGAAGGTATAAAATACTGTTCAAGCGAATGCAGAATAGAAAAAAATCGTGTAAAACAGCATGTAGAAAAAACAGAAAAGACCTGTCTGTTTTGTGGAGAAAAATTTAAAGGAACACAAAGACAAGTGTTTTGTTCTGCTGAGTGCCGGGCCGGTTACCACGGGCGCAATTACCAGCAGTTTAAGCAGCCAGAGCCAAGATTAACAACCAAGGAAGTGCAGCAAGTGGAAAAAGCAGCCAGAGAGCACAACCTGTCTTATGGGCAGTATGTTGGAGCAAAGCGATTGAAGGAGGCAACACCTTGACAGCCGAAAAAAGCAGTAATACACCAAAGAGCCAAGTAGAGGGCGTTTACTATGAACGAGGCCGCCAAAAATGGGTGGCGGCCATCTGGATTAAAGGCAAAAAAATCAAGCGCCGGTTTGATAGCAAGCTGGAGGCAGAAAAGGCCAGACGGACAGCAGAAGTCAATAAAGAATATGTATTAAGCATCATCCATAAAAACAATATACAGCAATGGGAAGATTTTGTAAGAAAAAATTTATTAACAGCAAATGGAGGATATAGAGAAATGAACATGTCACTGAACGATATTGGAAAAGATAATGGGTACGGCGAAAAGACCTTAAATCAGATGTTTCAGAGCCAGTTAGTGGAAGTTCTTAAAAATATTAAAAACCCGATGACCGATGAGGGGGCAAGGCAGATACAAATTATTGTGGATGTGAAGCCAGAAAATGGCCGAAGCGATATTTCTATAAGTTATGCGCTAAAAACAAAGCTGTCACCGGAAACCGCCAAAAGCACCACATATGATATAGAAACCTTAGAACCGTCCATCATGGACAAAAGCATACCAGGACAGGTAAATATGAAGCAGATCGAGGCCGAAGATGCAGAGTACACAGAACAGGAGTAGTGGAAAGGCAGCAGGACAGAACCGGTATTTAGGCCGGTTCTGCGGTTACTGCCAGTGTTTGGGACGCGATACAGTTGGGCGCTGCACATGCAGAGAGTACGGGCTTTTACAATGCCATGAAGGAAAGCCGGTTAAGGCAAACCGGTGTTTATTTAAAAAACAGGGGTAAAGAAATGGCCGAAAGAACATTACAGAACTGCACTGTTATTAAGCGGGCTTTGGTAAATGGGAAGAAATGGCCGCACCAGCAGGCCGGAAAGTGTAAGGGGTATTCCAACATAAAAGGCCGGATAATCTCTAAATGTATGGATTGTAAGCTAAGACAGGAGAAAAAGGAAAATGGAAAATAAAAAAGAAATTGGAATAGCGTATGGCGTTCTTTGCCCGGATATTGAGAAACAGTTAAATAAACAGGGCTATACATTAGAAAAACATGATATTTATGAAAAAGTAAGATTTGGATTAAACTATTGTTTGTTGAACGGCATCTTACAAGAGAATATCGTGAACAAGGCTTTTAAGAAGTTAAATACTATGGTGGTATCGAGTGTGAAACCATTAAGAAATAAAGAAAATGATTGATCAAAAAATACAGGATCATACTAAGAAAATTTTGAAAGTGGCGGCACAGATAGACGCAGAGCTTAGCAGCGGAGAGAGTAAAACAGTACAATGCCCAATTTGCGGAAAAGATATGCTGGCCGGGAAAAGCGCGTTTAACGGCCATGTTTGGGCGGTGTGTAAGAAATGCGGCGCTTCATTTATGCAATAATTTAATTTGAGAGGAAAATATGATTCATCAAGTAAAATGCAAAAGCAATTATTATGAACAAATAGTAAATCAAAATAAAGAATTTGAAGTAAGAAAAAGTGATAGGAACTTTAAAGTAGGAGATTTTTTAGGAATAAATGAAATCGACAGAAAAGGAAAGGAAACAAGGCGCTGCGTTGTTTGTAAGATTAATTATATTTTGGATGATAGAGAATATTGCAAGGAAGGTTATGTAATCCTAGGTATAAAGTTAATAGTAAATTTATACCAAGATTATGGTTATATAGTAATTTAAATGGAGGTGGCCGCCGTGGAGCAAACAGAGAGAGAACCGAGAACACTAAAGCAAAAGCTGAATGACTTGAACAGAAAACATAGAACCCTTAAACGCCGGGCGGCCTATCTGAAATGGGAGGGCACGCCAACAATGGGCAGTACAATACACAGCTTCTTTGACTGTGACAATATAAAAGGCAGTGGAGGACACCGGGAAGCAGAAAGCATCTTAACCGAACTGGCCGAGGTACTGAACCAGATAGTTATTGTCGAGGGAGAAATACAACAGGCAGAGCAGGAGATTGAGCAGGCGACAGAGAGTGCAAAAGAAAGTTGGCTTTCCACAGAGGATAAGATATTTTATTTACAAACCGTTGTAGGTTTTACCCTGAATGAGATAGCGGACACGCTGGGATACAGCCACGATTATGTAAGGCATATTTCCGGATAGGATAAGATTGTATACAATAGCACATTTTGACAACACATTTTCATAGCACACTTTGACAGCACATTTTTATAGCACAATTTCATAGCACATTATGACAGCACAATTTTACAACACAGACAGTTTGGAAATACCGTGTTATTATTTGTACTGTGATAAAAGGTAAGAGAATACAGGATCAGTCAGGATTAGAGGAGCGCCGGAACAAGGGCGCTTTTTTAATGCAGGTAATAAGATGCCAGTAAAGAAGTATTGCAGTTATACGGGATGCCGGGTGCTGCTGCCAGAGAATATACAGTATTGTGAGAAACATGCCAAGGTAAAGCAACAGGATAACAGGAGAAGGAACCGGAAGTATAAGCAGCAGCGCAACGACCAGAAGGAACAGCACTTCTACAAGTCCGAGCAATGGGAATGCTGCCGACAGTCTGCCATTGTCTTTTACTTTGGTATGGACATTTACGAATACTATACAACCGGCAGAATCGCAGAAGGTTACACAGCCCATCACATTGTAGAGCTTAAAGAGGACTGGTCAAAGGCGCTGGATGTGAACAACATTATCTATCTAACAGAAAGCAACCACCAATTAATACACGAAAAATATAAGAAAAGCAAAAAGCAGGTGCAGAGGCTTTTATATGAGATGATATTGCGCTTTTATGAGGAATTCAGGGTGGGGGTATGAAAAACTTTTGTCCATTTTCCACGGTCGCTCTCTCCAATGTTCTGTGAACGTGCGAGCAAAATTTTAGGGTAAGGGGGGGTAAAAATGAAAAAAACAGCGCCGACATGGATTAATGACACTGCAAAAAAAGAGTGGCGGCGCGTCGTGAAATTAATAATCGAAGAAAATAAAGAGATTGAGGACAAGGATTTAAAGACCCTTGAAACCTATTGCGTAAATTATGCAAAGTGGCAGAAATGCGAGGCTTTACTGGATTCTAAGGGCTTCACTTTTGAAACGCCAAACGGCTATATACAGCAGCGGCCAGAAGTCGCCATTGCCAATAAAGCGCAGGAGCGTATGTTGGCAGCCGCTAAAGAATTAGGGCTTACCCCAGCTTCAAGATCGCGTATGAACAAACAAAAAATGGTTCTAATTGATGAAAATTACGACGATGAATTAGAGGACATGATCGCCCATGATGCTTAAAAAGTGGGTGCAGCATTGTATTGAAGCCCTGAAAGATAAGTGGGAGGATGAAGCCTATTTTTTCGATGAAGCCGAGGCAGAAAAGATATTTAAGTTTATCGGGAAACTGAGAAACGATAAAGGCACCAGCTCACGTTTTGAGGTAATGCCCTTTCAATTTGAAATTGTCTGCGAAATTTTATGCGTGAAAGAGCGTGAAACAGGGCTGAGAAAACACAGAGAAGTGCATATCAACGTTGCCCGAAAAAATGGAAAGTCCTTTATTATTGCCATTATCATCACCTATCTTTTTTTCTGTCAACCGAAAATCAGGGGCGCGCTTTTTGTTTTAACGGCCAATGATGTAAAGCAGGCCGGCGAGCTTTATAAAACGGTGTCCTATTTCATCGAAACCAACAAAACGCTTAAAAAATATTGTAAAATCGTGCCCAGCCGGCGCTTGATCGAGCGCAAGGATAACCGAAACCAATTAGTGGTATTGTCCAGCGATGCCAGCGGAGCCGACAGCTACAGCGTTTATGTGGGATGCCTGGATGAAATCCACGAGGCAAAAAGCGATGAAATGTACGGGAAAATCGGCACCGGTCAAGGCGCGTGGGATGATCCTTTGTTGATCACCATCACAACCGCGTCCAGCGGGGAAGATCCCCTTAATCTGGAAACACAGATTTACAGCCGATGTAAAACCATACAGGAAACCGGCGCGGATGATCCAACCTTTTATTACAGAATTTACGAGGCAGACAAGGGCTGCGAAATCACAGACCAAAGGCAGTGGGAAAAGGCAAACCCCGGAATCGACGTATTCAGAAGCCGAAAAGACATTGAGGTCATGGCAAATAAAGCCAAGCTGATGCCTTACCAAGAAAATATGTTTCGCCGCATGTTCTTAAACCAGCATGTAGCCTTAAGTGGTGAAGCCGGTGCCATTAACATGGATTTATGGGATGCCTGCACCCGTGAGATTGATTATAACAGCCTTAAAGGACTGCAATCATGGAACGGTCTTGACCTGAGTTCCCGCCACGATATAACCGCCTTTGTTCAGGTATTCTATGATGAATTAAGCGACAAGTTTATCATCTATCCCCATCTATTCACCCCAAAAGATACGGTTATCCAGCGGGAAGAACAGGACAAGAACCCTTATAGCAAATGGATAAAAGACGGCGATTTGATCGCCTTAGAGGGAAAATATATTAATTTTGAAACCTTTCTGGATTATATCTATGAGATTGAACTGGAAGCTGATTTTCAGGAAACAGGTTTTGACCGCTGGGGATCGCCCACAATTATGAACCGCCTTGAAGAAAAATGGGACATTGTGCCAATGGGGCAGGGAATGCAGACCATGACACCGATAATCAACGATTTCGAGTGCTTTCTGATAGATGAACGCCTGATAATCGCAGAAAATGACTGTTTTCGTACCATGGCAAAGAATTGTATTGCGGTCTTTGACGATGCCAAAAACGTAAAATACAGTAAGAAAAAGAGCCGTTTTATTATCGACGGTATTATTGCCATGCTGATGGGGCTGTGCCTTTGCGTCGATGCCAACGGCGTGATGCACTACGACCCATTTGACGCACTGGAAAACCTTGAAAGAGAGTGATTAAATGTTAAAAAAAATTAGACAATGGCTTAAGCGCAACAATGCAGAACTTTTCTTCATTGTTGCGTTTTTAATTGCCGTGGTGACCACGGCGGCGCTGAATATCTATCTGGCCGGATACCTGGCCGCAGTATTCTTTTTTCTTGAAGGGGTAAGCATTGCCAGCGCCAAGAAAGGAGGGAGTGAATAAATGTGATTAGTAAACTCTTTGAAAAGCGGGAAACAACCGTAACCGTCGAGGAAAATAAAAACGAGGAAAGCAGCTATAGCAACGTTGAGGCTGCCATGTTAAAAGCTTTTGGGATCGACGCGCAGGGTTATGCCGATGAAAGCGCCTTAAAGGAAGCCACTTATTTTACCTGTATAAAAATACTGGCTGAATCCGTGGCAAAAATCCCGTGTTATCTGACGCAGGAAACCGCCGAAGGGGATGAGAGGGCAGAGAGCGAACCGCTGTATGAAAAGGTCGCCCTGCGGCCAAACCCCTATATGACCGCCATTGATTTTTGGAAAGCCATCGAAGTGAACCGGCACCATACCGGCCACGGCTGCGCGTTGATCGAACGAAACCATAGAGAGGAGGTCTTAAACCTTTGGCCTATCCGGTTACACAGGTTAATCATTGACGATGCCGGATTGTGTAAAAGCGAAATGGTCAATCCGGTCATGGTTGAATTTTCCAGTGTGGGCAGCAATGACATGGAATACTGCCGGTATGAGGATATTTTACACCTAAAGTCCTTTACGCAGGACGGATTAAACGCCAAGCCAAACCGGTATATGGTTAAAAGTGTGGTAAATACCGGTTTAAAAAGCCAGAAATACTTAAACGAGCTTTACGGCAGCGGTTTGACCAATAAGGCCGTGGTACAGTTAACGTCAGACATGCGGGAAGAAAAGAACTTGAAGAAAATGCAGCAGAAATTTGAGCGCATTTTTTCAAGCAGCGGACGTATTTTTACGGTGCCAGCAGGCTACACCATAAGCCCATTAAACATTTCTTTATCCGATGCCCAGTTTGAACAGGTGCGGCGCATGACCATAAGCCAGATCGCTTCAAGCTTTGGCATAAAGATGTACCAGTTAAACGACCTGAAAGACACCAATAATAACAGTTTGGAACAGCAGCAGTTATCATTTTTAGTCGATACGCTGCTTATTTTATTTGAGGGAAACGAACAGGAACTAAACTGGAAGCTGCTAAGCCCGGAACAGCGCCGAAAAGGGCTTAAATTCAGGTTTAACACCAACGTCATGTTAAGGACGACCGCCGAGGCGCAAGCCAATATTCTGACAAAATATGTGGCTGCCGGTATCTATACGCCGAACGAGGCCCGCCGCATGACACAGTACAAAGCCAAGCCCGGCGCCGATGAATTGATTGTCAATTCAGGCGTACTGAAAATTAATGATATTGGAAAGGAGGACGACAAGAAAAATGGGAATACCTAACGAAGAAAAAAGGGAATACCTTTGTTCCGGTCTGGAAGTCCGGGCAGATGGAACCGAAAACGAACCCGGTAAAATGACCATTGGCGGCTTTGCCGTAAGATATAACCAGCCAACCCTTATACGGGATTGCTGGGGGGATGAATGGTTAGAGGAAATTGCCGCCGGCGCGTTTGATGAATCGCTGCAAGGCAGCGAACGAAGGGAAAACGAAAAGAAAGCCCTGTGGAACCATGACCAAGGCAAGCCGTTAGGCTCAACCGTGGCCGGTACACTGCGGTTTTTGGACAATCAGGAAGGCCTGGAATATGAAACAGACTTGCCGGCCAATACCTGGGGGAATGATGCTTTTGAGAGCGTGAAGCGCCGTGACGTAACCGGTAGCTCTTTTGGCTTTATCTGCCGTGAAAACCATTGGGAAAAGGTGGAATACATGGGAAAAATGATGGACAAAAGAACCATCATGAAAGCCGATTTGATTGAGGTAAGCCCCTGTACATTTCCGGCCTATAATTCCAGTGAAATTGACTGTAGAAGCCGGAAAGAATACATAGAAGCCCAGAAAAAGGGCAGTAATACCGAACATCGGAAAAAGCTGGAAGTTGAAAAATTAAAAACAGAAATATTATTAAAATTATGAGGTGTATCAATGAAAGATAAATTATTAAAAATTTACAATGCAAAAAAAGAACAAAAAGAAAAGTTAGCAACCCGCGCGAAAAGCGTTGAAACCGCCGAGGAATTAAGAAGCATTAACGCCGAGATTGATTTGCTCAACAATGAAATGCAGGCCCTTGATGATTTGATCAGGGAGGCGGACAAGAGAGAGCGGGAAGTTGCGGACATGGAACACCGCTATTTAGCAAACCAAAACCGTAAAACGGATGATGTACCAGAATACCGAGCAATTGCGAAAATCTTGTTAAACCGTCCAACAACCGAGGAAGAAAGGGCGCTGGTCACATTGGCCGATAATGGCGCGGTGCTGCCAGAGGATTTTATTAATGACCTGCAATTACTGCGTAAAGGATTCCCGGCGCTGAAACCCTATTGCCATGTTATTTCCGTGACTAAGCATAACGGAAAAATGCCCTTTGCAAAGATCGGAAACAACAAATTAAGCAATTTAACATCCGGTGAAAAGATTCCAGAAGGAAACATTGGAACAGAAAATATTAATTACAGCGTGGATGATTATGGAAAATTATTAACGGTTGAAAACAGCTTGACCGATGATGAAGTGGTCGGAATTATCCAGAATATTGTAAAGCCAGAATTTGCCGAAGCGTCCGTTTTAACGGAGAATGACGCGATTTTAGATATTGTCAAGGCCGAAGCGACCGAGGTAGAGGGCGCAGAAGAATATACCGATGTAGAAAACGCCATGAACGCAGTTTTGCCAAGCCTGCGAGCTGGTATTGTCGTTTTAACAAACTTATCCGGCTATGTTTACCTGAAAAGTAAAAAAGACGCTTTAGGAAGGGATTTAAACCTTGTTACCAATGTAAACGGACAAGACATTTTCAACGGAAAACCCCTTGTAACACTGGATGATGCTGACCTGCCGGCGACCGCTGGCAAAGTGGTGTTCTATGTTGTCAACTTGTGGGCGCTGATTAAATTCTTTGACCGTAAAGGTTATGAAGTTGCGACCTCAAAAGAAGTGTTATTTGCCTATAATCAGACGGCCATTCGAGTGCTGGAACGCTTTGACGTACAGAAACTGGATAACCGCGCCTGCAAGAAAATTGAGTTTACACCGAAAGCCGGCGCGCCCGACGTTGACGCGTCCGGCCTGACCGTTGTGAGTGCAGCAGGAAGCGCAGCCGGAAAGACAAAGGTGACTGTATCACCGGAAAAAGCAACCGGAAACGCCTATAAATACAAGACTGCCGATAAAGTAGACATGCCATTAGTGGCCGCTGATCTGACCAGCTGGACGGATTGGGACGGTGCCGCCGACATTACCGCTACTACTGGCAATGTGATTTGTATTGCAGAGGTCAACGCAGATAAACGTTGTGTCAAGGCAGGAAAAACCACGGTAACCGCAAAGGCTTAAGGGGGTAGCGCATGGGCGTAACCAAGGAACAAATTAAAGAATACCTGAAAATTGATTTTTCAGACGACGACAAATTTTTAGAGGAGTTGATTACCGTTTCAGATTTATATATCACAAAAACGGTAGGAATGGCCTTTAAAGACAAGCCGGAGTATACGCCCGTGGCCGAACTGGTGCAAAAGAAAATCATTAACGATATGTACGAAAATCGGGCGGTAGAGGTGCCAGCCGATACTAAGAAGTCCACAATCGTAACCACAATTTTTGAGATATTGGAGGCGGCAGCATGGGAGGATATGTAAAAATAAAAATCATGCAGGAGCAGCCAGACAAACTGGAAAAAGGCCGGCCTGTAAAGCAGCCGGACAAGCTCTTTCGTGAACCGTGGGCCGAACCGCTCAGCCTGAAAGGGGCTGAGCGGTATAATGCCATCAATGCCGAACTGGAAAATACGCTTTTATTTAAGGTGCGGTATTGCAAAATGATGGAAAAAATGTGGAATTTTAAAGGCTTTAAGGTGCTGTTTAAAGATCAGGAATACAAAATTTATGACGTGGATTTTGCCAAGAATACCAAAAAATGGGTGGAAATCCGTTGTAAGGCGGTGACGTGATGCGGATCACATTGGATTACAGCGATTTTAAAAAGCTACAGGAACAAATAGAAGAAATCGGCGGTTCAAAGCTCTTAGATAAAGCAAATCGTAAGATTATAAAAAAAGGACAACAGACAGCTGCTGAGCGCGTTTCTAAGGAGCTGCCTGTTTCCGGTGATATTTCTGGTTCAGGCCCGAAAAGACATAAAAAACCTCGCTCAAGTCCTTTCGCACATTCACGTGACGAGATTCCAATAGGAAAATTAACAAAGAAAAAAGGGCTTTTAGGTGCTGATATTGGCTGGTATCCGTCGGATAACTCCCCGAATTTCTATGCGAAATTTGAGGAAACCGGCGCAGACGGCACCATAACCAGCAATGGGAGGCATACACCGAGCATTAAAAAGCGGGGAATTTTCTCAAAAACCACCCCGGACATAGAGGAAATGATAAACAAATTGGGTGTGGAAGAATACACCCGGTTACTACAGGAGGCCATGAGTGTTTAAACTTGAAGATATATCTGAAAAAGTCTTTGATGCCCTTATGTATTTACAGCATCCGGACAAGCAAGTGGTATTTGAATCATGGTACCGACAGGACATAGATTTAACGCACATTGTATTTCAGCAGATAGAGGAAAAGCCAAAATGTTTTTGTGACGATGAAATAGAAAGCGTCGAGCATATTGTGTCGGTCGATGTTTTTGGAAAAGACTGCGGGGAAGTCCACAAAATGAAAGTAGATGCCATAAAACATATGCGCAATGCGGGCTTTGTCTGGACAGGCACCGGATACGAGTATTTAAGGGAGATTGACTACTACCATCAAGAACTAAAATTTTATTATTTGGAGGAATTATAATGCAGGAAGTAATTAAAAAGACACGTACCCGCGGCTTGATGAACATTCACGCCGCAGAAATTTTAAAAAATACCAAAACAGAATACGAAGCAGATACACCAGTGCACATTAATGGGGCCATTTCCATGAAAATTACCGACAATTTCGCAACGGAAACCACCTATTCAGAGGACGGTGTAGAGGAAGTAATTACCGAATATATCGACAGTGATATTGAAATGGAGATCAACCGGCTTGCCCCGCAGGAGAGGGAACTTTTTTTAGGACAGCTCTTTAAAAATGGCTTTCTGATGAAATCAGCCGAGGATATTCAGAAAGAGCTTGCGCTCAGTTGGATGTCAAAACTTGCAAATGGCTTATATGAATTCTCTCAGTATTACTGTTTGAAGTTTAACCAAGGGGATGAGGTTACCTATAATACCAAAGCGGATAAAGTCGAAACCCAGACAAACAGCCTTAAGGGAAAAGCCTATAACCGAAAGCTGGAACAGGAAATTGACGGAAAGAAAAAGCACCTTTACGCCAATATCGTTGATGAAGAACAGCTTTTGGCTGAACATACCGACGCAAAGCAGGCCATTGAAAGTTGGTTTAGTGCTGTACAGGAACCGGCCTTAACGGCAGGTGTTGTGGCAACGGGCTTGACCGTAGCGTCAGCCGCTGGCACAGCAAAGGGAAAGACCGCCTTGACAGTTACACCGGACAAAGCATCTGGAAACACCTATAAATATAAATCCGATATTACTGTTGCAATGCCAAGCATTAACCGCGATTTAAGCGGGTGGACAGCATGGGACGGCACCGCCGAGATCACCGCCACCACCGGAAATGATATTGTTGTTGCAGAGGTAGACAGCAAGGGACTGTGTAAAAAGGCCGGTAAAGCCATTGTGATAGCAAAGGCGTAAGGTGACCGGATGAAAATTACTATTAAAGATAAAGAATACGATTCAGGGGCGTTTACCATCGAAAAGCATCAGGCTGTTGTTAAAGCATGGAACGCCTGTGAAGGGAAAGACCTGTTTAAAGAACCATACACAGAGGAACAGCTTAAAGAATTGTCGGCGGCAATGGCCTTATGTTTTGGGTTAAAGCCAGAGGAGATTACAGAAAATGTAAGCGTGGAAGAAATTACATATTTTTTCTATGGTATCCAAAACGAAACGATCAATAAGTTTAATGCTCTCTTTTTAGAGGTGGAAGAAAATTTTACCAATGGCAGCGGCGAACTGCCAAACGAATTACAGCCGGACAACTAAGGAAATATTTTAAAGGCGATACTGAACCGGCGCTCTTTTTAGGAGAAATTGATGAAAATACCCCGTATGTTGATTATATGGCAATGCAATATTGGATTAACATTTATTTGAATCGCATAAATGACGCATATACACGTATTTTTGAAATTTTGGATATAGCACCCGTTGAAAAGAAAAAAAGTGTTATTGGCGCATATTTAGAGGAACAGGGCTATATTGAAGAAACAGAAGAAAAGCCAGAAGATCATTGCATTAAAATGATTGATCAAATGGTTTTATACTCTGTAAATCATCTGAATAACAGCTATATGGACGCAATCAGCGCGGACTATCTGGAAATGTTGGATATTATCACCTATGACATGCAATTAAGGAAGGAGGCAAAAGAAAATGGCGGGTAATTATGCAGTTATTAAAGTAGGAGCCAACACCAGTGAGTTTACACAAGCGTCTAAGAAAATGGCAGCAGAATTAAAGGTAATTAATTCTGAAATGAAAGCCAGTGAAGCCGAGGCTAAAGCGCTAGGGAAAGCAGATGCTACTTTAGAGGGAAAAAAGAAAGCTCTTACACAAGCCCTGAATCTGCAAAACACCCAGCTGACAACACATACAAACCATATAAAAACCCTTGAACAGCGTTTAGAGAAACAAAAAGCCACACAGGCCGACCTAACAAAAAAAGTTGATACAACCACAGCTGCCTATAAAAAGGCAGTGGCGACCTACGGGGAAAACAGTACCGAGGCCAAAAAGCTGGAGGATACCCTTGATAAGCTTAAAAATGCCCAAAAGAACAACGAAAATGCCATAGAAAGCACTGAGAACGCCATAAACAAGGCCACAACATCCCTGAATAAAATGCGGGTAGAGGTAGCAAATAATGAGTCTGCCCTGAAAAAGGTAAATGGTGAGCTGGCTTCTTTTAAGATCGACGAGTTTACCAAAAAGCTGGATTCTGCATCAGGGAAGTTAAAAAATGTTGGCGACAGTATGACCATGCATGTAACCGCCCCAATTGTGGCCGGTGGCGCTGCCGCGGTAGCAGCCTTTAACGAGGTGGACGAGGGCGCGGATATTTTAATTAACGCGACCGGAGCCGTTGGCGAACAAGGCGAGGAACTCGACCGGATATATCGTAAGGTGGCTGGGACGATTCCAGACAGCTTTGACGCAATCGGCGGCGCAGTAGGTGAAGTAAACACCCGATTTGGTGTAATGGGCGACGACCTGCAAACCATGAGCGAGGACTTTTTAAAGTTCTCCCGGATTACTGGGGTGGATTCTGTTACAGGCGTGCGGCTTGTCAGCCGGGCAATGGGGGATGCCGGCATAGAAACCGGCCAATATAAAACCCTCTTAGACCAGCTGGCAAAAGCCAGTCAGGCCAGTGGGATTTCTGTAGAAACACTGACTGAAAGCCTTGCAAAATACGGCGCGCCAATGCGACAATTAGGTTTTGATACCGCCTCATCCATTGCCATTTTTGCACAATGGGAAAAAGCCGGCGTGAATACAGAGATTGCATTTTCCGGTATGAAAAAGGCGATTTCCAATTGGATGAAAGAAGGAAAGGACGCAAAGGTAGAATTTAGCAACCTTGTAAAAGGCGTTCAGGACGGTTCAATCACCGCACAGGAGGCAATGGAAATCTTTGGAACAAAGGCCGGGCCGGATTTAGTAGACGCTATCCAGCAAGGCCGTTTTTCATATGAAGATTTTTTAAAAACCATTGAGGATTCTGGGGGAACCCTTGACAATACCTTTGGGGCGCTTATGGACGGCGGAGACCGGGCAAAAGTTGCCATGAATAAAATTAAAATCGCCGGCGCAGATGCCGGGGAAGTGATCATGGAAAGCCTTGTGCCGATTCTGGAAAAAGGCGCCGACGCTTTAGAAACCTTTGCCGAGTGGTGGGGATCACTAACACCTGAAATGCAGGAGTTTATCATAAAAAGTCTGGCTGCCGTTGCCGTTACCGGCCCGCTGTTATCCGGCGTGGGACGTGTCGGGCAGGGCGTTGCAACTTTAACCGGTGCTTTTGGGAAAGTAGTACCAAAATTAGCTGAATTTATTACTAAAGGTAAAACGACCGGAACCGTTGGAAAAACAGCGGCGGGCGGTATAGCTAAGCTAACCGGAGGGATGAAAGCCTTGTCTCCTTCTTTGGCCGGCGCAAGCACCGGAGCAGCCGGAACCGCCTTATCCGTTGCGGGAATGGGTGCAGCCGTGATAACAGCCGGCGTTGCATTAGGAACAGGCGTGGCTGCTCTGTATAAGTACGGAGAACACCAGCGTTTTGTGAAAGACGGATCGCAAGCTATCATCGACAAAAATACAGAATTGCGGGCCAGTACCGAGGCAACCGCCCAGACAGTCACCGAAAGCATAGAAGCCCGAAAACAGTCCATACAGGCCGCAACGCAGGAAGTTGAAAGCACAAAGTCACTCACGGAACAGCTTTACCAACTCCAAAGCCACTATGATGGGTCAACAGCCAGTCAACAGGCGATGCAGGGCACAATAGATATGTTAAATCAGGCAATCCCCGGCCTGAATCTTTCCTTTGACAGCCAAACAGGCGCGTTGAACCGCAATAAAGAAGAAATTTATAACACAATAAATGCCTATGAGGAACGTATTAAAAAGGAAAGCGAGTGGGCAGCGCTAAACGACAATATTACCCAGAAAACACAGGCAGAAAAGGAATATCAAGAGGCCGTTGCAGAGGGCAACCGTATATCCGACGAAAAGAAAAGAATTTTAGATGATATTATTGCAAAATACCCGAATTATAACAGCAACCAGCAGGAATATAACCGGGCATTAGAAGAATATATCTGGAAAACTGACGGACTGAACAAAGCGCAGGATGAAAACAATAAAGCCGTAGAGGAAGCAGCTGGCAGTGTTAATAAACTGCGTAGCGAAAACGCCGAAATGGTTTCACAACTTACAGGTGAGGCGGTACAGGCCTTTGAACGGGTGCCGGAGTATGCCAGTAGCTCATCCAGCAAGGCCGTGGACAGCTTCTTAGGAGGCTTTACCGGGCGGCAAGCAGAAACCTTTGAAAAAGCACATGGTTTAGGCCGGGATACTGGTAACAACATAAAAAACGGTTATGAATCCACAAACGAGGAATTCAAGACCGCTGTTTATAACGGCCTTTTAGGCGGTGTGCTGAAAGCAGGGGAAACAAGGCAAGATTACAATCAAGCCGGACAGAACAGCGGCCAGGAATTGACCGGCGGTTTTGGTTCTAAAGCGGGGATGTTTGCCGGACAAGCCGACATAATTGCTCAGAGTGGAGCCAATAATATAAACGCCAAGGCAGGCGAGTATTGGAACGCCGGTAACAACGTTGGAACAAATGTAAACTCTGGATTTGGTTCCAAAACGGGAATGTTTGGCGGCACAGCTACTAATATGGCACAGACCGGCGTAAACGCCTTTGGAGGATTCTATAGCCAGATGAACAACAAGGGCGCAGACGGCGGCCGAGGTGTAGCGGACGGTGTAGGTGGGCAGGTCGGGAACGTATCCGGCCAGTTTGGCCGCGTTAAAAGTATTTTTGACACCGATATGCCAAGCCCGCGCGTAGCATTACCGCATCCGTATATATCTGGGCGTTTTTCTTTAAACCCCCCAAGTGTGCCGCACATTGGCATTGACTGGTATTCCAGCGGGGGTATTTTCAACAAGCGTTCTATTATCGGGGTCGGAGATGCCAATAACGGCGTTGGCAACAGCCCGGAGGCCGTTGTACCTCTTAACCAGATGTATAACCGCATTGAAGCGATTTTTCGCAATGTGAACCATGAAACACGCCAAACACCACAAAATACTACAGCAGCCGAAAAAATGGACATAACGATTCCTATACAAATAGGCAATAAAGCACTGGAAGCCTATATTATTGAGGTTACCGGCAGCAATTTAGCCATGACGAAAAGGAGGGTAAGGTAGTTGCAGATAGATGGAAAAAGCATTAAAGACTTTAATGCTGCATTTTTAAAAATGGACATAACCGATGTTAGTTTAGAGGCTGCCGATGAATGGATAACCGGCAGTTTGACACCGGTCTGGGATAAAACAAAGCATACTTTTAAATCCTTGCTGGTAGAACTGTTTTTTAAGGCAGAAACAAAAGATTTAATGGAACAGAATATAAGCAACCTGCTTGCAGCGCTGCTTAAGCCTGTCACCTTGTCCTTTGACAACCGGGAACATCAGTATAAGGTAAAAATGACCGAAAACGAGAGAACCGAAACCGTAAGTAAAAAGGCCATGCGCCTGACCATTACCTTTATCGGTTATGAATTTGACACTGAGCAGACCATACTTATAAACAGGACATTGACAAAAAGGGTAACGGCAAGGGGAAACGTTCTTACCCCTTGCATATTGGAAATAACACCATCTGCGGACATCGCAGACCTGACCATAACCGGTGTGGGCTGGGATGAGCGCAGCAGCAGCGATGAACCCATAAAATTTATCAAGCCGCTTAAAGGCGGCCAGAAAGTTATTGTGGACGGAGAAAAAGGGCTGGTAACTTTAGCCGATGGCACTAATAAATACGGCGATACGGATATGTGGATATTTCCACGGCTTAAGCCCGGAGAAAATAACATTTCTGTGTCCAGAGATAATGTTGATATTACATTGCGGTACTGTCCGCGATTCATTTAAAGAGAAGGAGAAATAAAATGTTAAAAATTAAAGAAAGTCGAAAATTAGAAGGATTAACCGAAATTGATGTACAGCAGAGTGAAGGTGTAAGTACCAAAGTACAGGTGGTAGGTCGTACCGCAGAAATAAGTGATAGTGGGATGGTGAATTTTAGTACATACATACAGAATGAAGCTGTTGCAGAGACACACGCTGAAACAGTAAAGATGGAAACTGCTGAATTTTTAAATAAAATAACAAGCATTTTATTAGGGAACGAAAACAAAGGAGAACAGGCATAATGAAAATAACAATAACAAATGAAAAAATGATTGATGTGTTAACCGGTTTACAGGGAGTAGCAAATAAGGCATTGCCTGTAAAAGCTTCCTATGCCGTTGGAAAAAACATGGATCGTTTAGAACGAGAATTTAAGCATTATGATAAAGAGCGTATCAAAATTGTAAAAGAATACTGTAAAAAAGATGCCGAGGGAAACGACATTACCGACGAAGCCGGAAACGTAAGCTTTGAAAAAGAAAACCGTGAGAAATTCAACAAAGCTATTGAAGAATTAAAGGAAATTAAGGTTGACATTGAGATACACACTTTTGACTTTGAACACATTGAAAACTGCACAGACCTTACACCAGCAGATTTAAGAGCTTTGGACTGCATGTTGACAGGGCAGCCAGAGTAATGACAAAGAAAGGAGCTGAAAACTATGTTTCTACAGCTCTATGACAAAAACCATCACAAAATAGCAGGGCTGGCCGTCGCAAAAGCCGCCACTGTAGAAAGCGTCCTCTCCACAGGAGATGGGACGCTTTCTTTTTTATATCCATTAAAAGAGGCTGCGCAGCTGGTTAATGAAGCTTATGTTCGTACAAAAACAGACGAATATATTATAAAAGAAGTGCAGCCAGACAGTAGCGACCTTTGGTGTAGTGTAAAGGCCACCTTAAACGTGGAAGATTTAGAAGGGATATGCTGGCCACGCTTTGAATCGGTGGAACAGACCATAGACGATTGTTTAAAACTGGCAATCGCCGGTACCGGCTGGGCAATTGGAAGTTGCACTGTTACGAAGCGGCGCACCATCCGAAAAACAGAGTGCAGCGGATGGGATATTATACAGCAGGCCCGGAAAACGTACCGCTGTGAAATATGGTTCGACACCATCGAAAAAAAGATACACATATCAGAAAAACGCGGTCAGGATAAAGGGATGTACTTTACCGATACCTTAAATCTGCGAAAGTTAGCTATCCAGTCAACCAGCTATGATTTTTGTACCCGGATAAAGGCAGAAGGGAAGGACGGACTGACCTTTAAAGAGATCAACGGCGGGAAAGATTATGTAGAAAATCACCAGTATAGCAATAAAGTTTTAACAAAATACTGGAAGGATGAACGCTATACCAACGCCCAGAGCCTTTTGGAGGATACCAAGGCAAAACTGGAGGAACTCAGCAAACCTGTAGTGGCCTACTCCGGGGATATTCTCGACCTTGCTAAAGCCAGTCCAAAAACCTACAGGATTTTAGACTTTGGCCTGGGGGACACCGTGGAGCTGGTGGACAGCACCACCGGCACCAAGGAAAAGCAGCGGATTGTAAAGATGGTGGAATATCCAGACGAACCCGAAAAAAACACCTGCGAGTTTGCCAACCGTACCGCCAGCTTTGAAGAAATCCAGCAGGAGCAGAACGATGTAAACAGCACCGTCAACAACATCACGTCAGATGATGGGAAAATCGCCAGTTCAGCCCTTGATCTGGATGCCATCACCCTGAACGTACAAAACATATATGCACAGGAATTGAACGCCATAAAGGCCAGAATCGGGGATTTAGAGGTTACCACGCTTAAGGCTACGACTTTAATCGCCAATACGGCGAAAATAGAACAACTCTTTGCCGAAAAAGCCACGATACAAGAGCTAACCGCTGCCGTTGGTCGGATCGCCATATTAGAAACAGGTATGGCTGAGATTAACACGGCCATTATCAAACTGGCAACCATTGAGCAGCTCAACGCCGCCAATGCCAACATTGAAAAACTGCTGGCCGACAACGCTACCATCAACCAGGCGTTGATCTTAAAAGCCGATATAAAGGATTTACAGGCTGTAGAGGCCAGGATCACGACCGCAGAAATAGAAGTGGCTAAGATCGGAACCTTAAGCACCGATGTGGCAAATATCAAGACACTGGTCAATGGAAATTTGACTTCTGCCAATATACAGGCCGGCGGGATCACATCCGACAGCCTGACCATACGGGACGGATTTATCACCAATGCGATGATCGGCAGCGTGGCCGCTGGGAAAATCACCGCTGGTAAAATTAATACAATGCTGGTTGAAATCGGCAGCGAAAACGGAAACCTTTCCATAAAAGACAATACCATCCAGATTAAAGAAGGAACCACCATCCGGGTACAAATTGGAAAAGACGCAAACGGCGAATATTCCATGTATGTTTGGGATAAAAGCGGCAGTTTAATGTTTGATGCCATCCAAGGACTGCACGCCCCTGGGATTAAAACCGGGATTATCCGTGATGATATGGTGGCCGATAACGCGAATATCGCCGGAACAAAAATCGACATCCAAAGCCTTGTAACAACCATTAACGGCGGTATCACTAAGATCGACAGCAGCATTGTGCAGATGGACAGCGCCGGGCAGACCTTAAAAGTCGCCTTTAGCACCATGACCAACACCGTAAACAACGTGTCAGGGATCGCCAATGCTGCAAAGACTGCCAGTGAAACAAACACCACGGCCATCAACGTGCAAAAGGGCCGTATTGATACCCTGATCCAAAATACGACCATCATAAAGGACGGACAAACCGTCCAGCTTAAGGATGCGTACCAGAAAACCGTTCAGACTGTAGAAGGGATTCAAACTACCATTGGCAACCAGCAAAGCAGCATCGACGCGGCAACGGGTGATATTACCAGCATAAAAAGCCAGCAGGCCACCTTTAATCAGAACTTACAGGGATTAGAAAACAGCTATACCAGCCTACACCAGACCGTCCAGCAAAAAGCAGACGGAACGACCGTCACTGCGGTTACAAACCGTGTCGGTACACTGGAAAGCGGACTGAACGGCTTGAAATCCACAGTATCCAGCTTACAAAGCACAGTCAGCAGCAAGGCCGACGGCAGCATCGTTACCAGTTTGAATACCAAGGTAACAACGCTGGAAAGCAACCTGAACGGCTTTAAATCGACCGTATCAGATACCTATACCACTAAAGTCGAATTTAATTCATTGGAGTTTGGCGTAAATAACCTTTTAAAAGATACCGTGAAATATGGAACAGCATGGCAAGCGGGTGCCTGTAATAAAACCATAGGCCAAACAGATCCTTATGGTGGGAAAAAGGCCGTTTTAGTGAATGGAAATACCAATATAAATTCTTATTTGCTTGTTGGCGCCGGATATATTCAAACAATAGGTTACCACACTTTAACGGTATGGCTTAAAGGTACAAAGGCAGGAAATGTAAAAATATCCATCAACAATCGTAATAATAATGATACATCAGAAAAATCATGGAAAACATGCGCGGTAACAACCGAATGGAAACAGTACAGTTTAACGGTAAACGTCACAAGTATTGCAACAATGTATCATTTTGTTTTGGGAGGGTGGTCAAGCTGGACAGACCTATCTTTAGGTGTATACATGGCATTTCCGACGCTTGTAAGAGAAAACGAACAAATTACAGCCTTAAATGACAAATTTTCTTCTTACAGCACGACAACTGCCATGAACAGCGCCATAGAACAAAGCAAAACCAATATCTTAAGCACCGTGTCGAATAGCTATGCTACCAAAGCACAGCTAAATACAATAGATGGGAAGTTTGCCAATTACGCAACGACCGCGGCCATGAACAGCGCCATTGATCAAAAGTCAAACCAGATTTTAAGTACAGTTTCATCGACCTACACCACCAAAACAGATTTTAACAACCTGTCCGTGGGCGGGCGGAATTATTATAAAAAAACAACACCCATTTCTCTTTCAGGTGGAGCCGTTACAATCGACCGGAATAATGCCGAGTGTCCAAACGGTTTTTATACCGTTGGGATAAAAGAACAAACAGGAAACTGGCGAATTGGGAATGTCATTACATCGAATGGCTATTGGACAATCTCATTTGAAGTGCGCGGTTCACAAAATTCAGCAGTAGGTTTTTATTTAGATGTTTGTGATTTAGGGATGATCCGCATAACCACAACAGCTGATAATACGTGGAAAAAAGTAGAGCATACTGTCAATGTTACAAATCACGATAATAGCCCAACGGTTTATAATTTTGTCGATATGAGCGCATTTTCATGGGCTTATTTTTACATCCGGAACATAAAAATCGAAAAAGGGCAGAAAGCCACAGACTGGACACCCGCGCCCGAGGACGTGGACGCGAGCATAACAGCCGTAGACAACAAATTTGTAAATTATAGCACAACAACGCAGATGAACAGTGCCATAGACCAGAAAGCCAACCAGATCAATTTAAACGTAAGCCAGAACTATACCACTAAGACCGAATTTAACACACAGATGAGCATCAACCAACAGACAAAACTGAACGGCATTGAACTATTTGACCAGACCTACCGAGGCAGTTTCGCAGCCCTGCCCTTTGCGACAGGAGCACATACAATTGTGTCCGCGACCGCAGCAGGCGGCGCTTCGACGGATTCTAATTTAATTAAGACCGTGAACGCTCCTATTCTATATACCGATTATATGCCATGCAATATTGACCTGCCTTATTATTGGAGTTGTGAAGTCTACAGCGAAGGTACAACCGATGGTGTAATCTATGTACAGGCCTGTTTTTACAACGATAAACAGGCACAAGTGGCAACAAATGAGGGAGCCGTCAATTTAATCGGCGGTCTGGCCATAACCAAAGCAAACACCTGGCAAAAAATGGAAGGCTGGTGTGGCCCGGTGAATACGCTGGCTACCCACAAAAAAGCCTGTTATATGCGGATTCGTTACCTACCAAGGTATAACGGAAAGACAGGCGTTACCTATATCCGAAATGTGAGCTTAAAGCAGCTAGGAGCAAACCAGATCGCAACAACGAATCAGCTTCAATCTGCGCTGCTCATTAATGTGAACGGCATTACAAGCCGTGTGACCGCTGTCGAAACTAAAGCGACCACCACAGCCAACGGACTAACCAACCTGACAAGCCGTGTGAGTACAGCTGAGCAAAAGATAACACCGGTAGCCATCACAAACGCAGTCACAAGCGCTATAAACGGCGGGCAGGCAAGCTTTCAGACCGCCAGCATGACACTAACCAGTACGGGATTAACCGTCGATGCTTCAAAATTTATTGTCCGTTATGGCGGCGTTGATTTAATGAAACTGGAAGCAGCCAACAGCCAATTATCATTACGGGCAACGTTGCAACAGTATAATAAATCGACAGGATATAAAGGCGTTGAGGTTGTAGATAATAAAATACAGTTTTATGATCATACCTTGAACGGTAATTTTGTAGGGGGTATATCCTCCGTTGTAAAATCAACCACGCAGGATCAGCCAGGCTTATCCATTTATTATGATGAACCCGACCGCCTAGGGCTAGGATACAAAAGAACGAGTGACGGAAAAATAATCCATAGCATGGAATTGAGAAACAAAACGATAAATATAAATGAAGTCACAAATTTTAGTACAACTGTTTATTTTAACGGCCCTGGGCCATGGATGCCAGACGTTCACGGAAAGGGCGGCTTTGCCTTGACCCTTTATTCAAATCAATATATTGTTTGTAGACAAGAAGCCAACAACAGTATCTATATACCAATTTGGGCAGGCGGCTTTAATACAGGTTCATCCCGGGCGACAAAAGACAACATTGTGCCGATTCAGGATGGAAGCTCAATTATAAGGCGTTCTGAAATTTGTAGCTATAACCTTAAAGCAGATTTGCAGCAGGGAAATTACATCAAAAAATATGGCCTGATTGCCGAAGATGCCCCCGATGAAGTGGTTACACAAGACAGAAAAGCCGTTGATTTATATAGCATGGTATCAATCGGATGGAAGGCAACACAAGAAATCATTCTGGAAAACGACCTGCGCGATGTCAAGATCGAACATTTACAGCAAGAAATAGGTGAGCTTAAAAGCAAAATTTGGCAACTGGAGCAGCGTTTAAGCGTTGCATAGAAAGAGGTGTTACCAATGGATAGATCAGGGCCGGGAGGCCCTTTAATAATGCAAATTTTAGGAGGACAACAGGAAAAATGACAATCGAAACACTTTCGCAGTATGCAGGATGGGTGATGGGGATATGTGCTTGCTTTATGTTTTTCTACAAGCCAGCGCGCCAATGGCTATATAACAAGCTCATCCATCCAGATAAGCAGCAGGACAAGCAAATAAACATGTTAAATGACCGGATCGGGGACGTGGAGAGCTGGCAGCGCAAGCAGCAGCACGACATTGATGTAAGCGCCATGGAACGCTATATTCTAATGCGTTCTATGCGGTCTTGCCTTGAAGCCGTATCCGGGAAAAGGAACAATGGAAACGTGGACGAATCTATTGACGAGATTAACGAGTTTCTCGCTGAGCAGGCCCATAAAACAAAAAGTCGAATGAATCCATAGAGAGGAGAGAAGGAAAAAAATGAAGATCAACCCAGAAAATTTAAGTCTATATGCTAAGCCATTGGCCCGTCTGTTTATTTTGGTTTTAACCTTAATTAACCAGTTCTGCACAATGGCCGGTTATCCGCTTATTCCAATCGAAAATGAAGCCATCAACGATTTTGTAACTGGTGCATTAACGCTTATATCCGTATTTTGGTGCTATTGGAAAAACAATAGCTTTACCGCCACAGCAGTGGCCGCCGATAACCTTAAAACGGCCATAAAGGGGCTTGCAACAAAGAAATTATACGATTTATTAGAAATTATTGAAGATGAAAACAAGGAGGAAAAATAAA